TGAAAAAGAGGGTGCTAAATTAGTATTGAGAGAGATGCACCAAGATAGTGATCGATATGTTCCACACGATACAGGTAGGACAAGAGTCAAATCTGAAATCAACGAAAGAAAAAGAATGGTTATATGGGCTAATGAATATGTAGAGTTTATATTTTGGGGAATCTATATGAATTTTCAAAAAACACACAACTCCGAGGCACAAGCAATGTGGACTGATGTTGCTGAAAAGAAGCATGGAGATAAGTGGGCAGAAATATATGCTGATACATTGCTAAAAGCATTTTAAAGGAGAGGTAATATGTATTTAAATGTTATAGATGATATTGTTAATTATTTAGTAGAGAAAACAGAAACTGCAGATCATAAGTTTATATTTGGGCAGAACTTATTCGTAGGTGCTATGCCTGAAAAAATTAAAAAGACTGTGACATTAAGGCAGGAAGAACCATCGACTATATATAATTACAATAACAAAACAGGCGAAGAAACATATCCGATCAGCATAAGAATAAGAGGAACCTCAAAAGAAAACGAAACAAGAGCAATAGCCAAAATTATTCACGATTTATTAGAAGATTTGCAAGATGTAGACTTCGAAGATTACAGGTTGATAAGAGGATCATTCGAAACTAAACCTTATCAATTAGAACCAAGAGATTTAGAAAATAATTATATCTATGTGGCTTTATATATAGCTTTAGTAGAAAGAAAGGAGCAAGAAAATGGGTAGGAATGCTAATAACAAAACCAAGTTAGAAATCGATATAACCTTTGCAAATGAAACTCCTACATTAGCCGAATTTGATGGAATCGAAACATTAGATTGGGCTGTAGAAGAAGAAGTTCAAACAGGTTACTTCATCAGCGATGGTGGAGCTGGTTATTCTGATGTAACTGCTGGTCGATTAACTATTACTTTAACAGGTAAAAGAGTATATGGAGATCCAGCACAGGACTACATTGTAGGCTTAACAGGACAATGGGGAGCAAATAGAAAAAACAAGCTCAAAATCACACTTCCTGATGAAAGCTACTTTGAAATCCCATGTTCAATTGAGATAGTTTCAATTGCAGGTGGCGATGCTTCAGATTTATCAGCTTTTGAAACAATATTGCATAGCGATGGAGCATGGACATATACTCCAGCTTCATATTAAGAAGAGGGAGTCAAAACTCCCTCTTTAATTATAATTAAAGATTAGATTAGAAAAAGAAAGGAAGATTATAATGGAAAACACACAAAAAACACAGTTTCAATTTAAAAAGAAAGAATATCCTAAATTACCAATAGAAGTAGATGGAGAGTATATTGAGTTAGAAATCAATACATCGACAGGTAATATAATGGAATCGTATTCAATTGCAGAAAAAATACAATTGAATAAAAATAATAACAAAGATAGAGTTTTATTCTTAACAGAGTTTATAAAGATATCAAAACTAATATTTGGAGTATCGGCATATAACGATCATCTTCAATTTTTAGATTTAGAGGATTTTGCAGAACTAATGATACATACAATAAATAATTACATTAATCCTGAAGCAGAAAAAATCAATAAAAAACAAAATGTAAACTTTAACGAAGCAAATTATAAAAAGCCATTTGAAGTGAAGTGATTTAAATGTCAACATTAAAGTGGCATTACACTAACGACATCCACAATTATATTACAATTGGGGATGAAGAATTTAGGCTTAATACAGCATACGACAATGTCATGATATTACTTCGTGCATTTCAAGATAAAACATTAAAAAATAAACTTGATGCCTTTTTTAGAATCATAATATTTAAAACAGATCATGAAAGATTTAAAATGGCAACAAAATATTGGACAGGCAGTGAGTTCGGAGATTTGGCAGATCATATCTCTAAAAATGTTTTACACTTCAAGCAGGGAGATAAAAGCAAACGATATTATGATATAGACATGGATGCTGAACTGATATATGCATCGTTTTATAAGGATTATAAGATATCATTAGTAGAAAAAAAGGGCAAGATGAAGTGGGTAGAGTTTATCATTTTACTTGAAAATTTGAGTAGCAACACAGCACTTGGGCGAGTAATTAAAATAATGAAATCAAAACCTAAAGATCTATCGCCTGAAGAAAATAAGATAAGAGTAGAACGAACAAGACTGTTGAACCAGGATAACGACTTGCAATCACAAATAGATGGATTAGTAGGCTTCCTGATGAAAACAGCAAAAGTAAAAGCAGATGTTAAGCAAGAAAGTAAGTAAGAAAAAGACATCTCCAAGATTAGATAGAAAGGAGATGTAGTATATGGCAACAAAAAGAACAGTAGAGTTTGAATTTAAAAGCAATGCTCATACATTAGTTGATCAATTGCAAAAAGCAGACAAAGGAGTATCAGGTATCCAGGACAAATTAAGTGGATTATCTAAAAATATGACTAATGTCGGTAAAAATCTAACTAAAAATGTAACTGCACCGTTAGCAGGACTTGCAACAGTGTCAGTTGTAACTGTGGCTAAGTTCGATGACAGCATGTCTCAGGTTGCTGCTATCAGTGGTGCTGCTGGCAACGACCTGGAAAGGTTGAGAGACTTAGCTAAAGACCTTGGTGCTACTACTAGATATTCTGCAAGTGAAGCAGCAGATGCAATGACTTATTTGGCACTTGCAGGTTACGATACTAACCAGATATTAAGTGCCACTCCTGGCATGTTGAACCTTGCAGCAGCAGCAGGCATGGATTTGGCAACTGCAGCAGATATTGTCACCGATACCATGAGTGGTTTCCAAATGAATGCAGAGAAAGCAGGTGAGGCAGCAGATATATTTGCTGCAGCAAGTTCCAAGAGCAACACCAATGTTAATCAACTTGGTGAAGCAATGAAATATGCTTCCTCTACTGCAAATGCAGCAGGAATGGACTTGGCACAGACTGCAGCTGTCTTAGGTGTATTTGCTGACAGTGGTATCAAGGGTGGTATGGCAGGTACGACTTTCAACGCCATGCTTAGAGATCTGAAGAAGGCGAACGCCGAGGGTAAGTTGGCAATCGAGGGTACCAACATTGCCTTATACAACCAGGATGGTTCCATGAGAGACCTGGGAGCAGTTATGGCAGATGTGGAGAAGGCTACAGAAGGTATGACCACTGCACAACGTGATGCAGCCATGAGTGCAATATTCGGGGAGCAGGCAATCAGGGGTGCGAACATCTTGCTGGCAACAGGTTCTAAAAGGTACAATGAACTGGAGCAAGCAATGTACGACTCTACAGGAGCTTCACAGAAGATGGCAGAAACCATGGAAGATAACGTAGCAGGTGCGTTCAGAGCCTTCAAGTCTCAGGTTGAAGGTATCATGATACAGATAGGGGAGCAATTAGCACCTATACTGAGAGACACAATAATTCCTCTTTTATCTGGCTTTGGGGAAAAGATAAGCAACTTGATAAAGTGGTTTGCTGGGTTGGACGAAGGTACTAAAAGAACTATTATCACCATACTGGGCATAGTTGCAGCAGTTGGGCCAGTAATATCAGTGGTCGGTTTTGTCATAGGAAAAATAGCGGTTTTAATAGGAGTATTCAAAAAATTAAAAATAGCATTTATAGCTATTAAGGCTCTATTAATGGCTAATCCATTTATACTTATAATAGCAGGAATAATAGCTGTTATTGCACTAATATGGAAGTTTAGAGATCAAATATGGAAAGTAATAAAAGGAATATTTGATGTCATCAAAAACACACTTGCTAATATATGGGAAGCAATAAGATCGTTCTTTGCACCTATAATCACATTTATAAGTGAAATGGTAACAAAAATAATTGATTTATTTATGCTACCATACAAAATATTATGGAATGTTTTCTTATTAATAGTGGCTTTGGTTGCAATGTTCCTGGAAATGATATGGAACTTAATAGAACCATTTGTTATGAAAGCAATAGAAATATTTCAAACAATATGGAATTCTATAATGCTAGGACTTGAATTCATTAAAAATTTATTCTTAACTGCTTTTACATGGATATATGAAACAGTTATATCGCCTTTAATTGGATTTTTTACAGGGGTATTTAATGCAATATGGGGAGTTATAAGAACAGTAATAGATAAAATCAAACAAGGCTTTATGGGAGCAAGAGATTTTATAGTAAATATATTCAATAAAATAAAAGAAACTATAGGAAAAATATTCAGTACACTTGCTGGTATTATCAAAGCACCTATAAATGGAATAATAGGAGCAGTTAATAAGGTTATAATAGGTAATCTTAATAAATTAAAAGTTCCTGATTGGGTTCCTGGTCTGGGTGGTAAAGGAGTAAATCTTCCTAGAATACCGAAATTAGCAGAGGGTGGAGTCGTAGACTCGGCTACAACAGCTATTATAGGAGAGGGAGCAGATCCTGAAGCAATAGTTCCATTAAATGAACGAGGAATAAGCAAGTT